AAAAAACTGATACGAACCGATCCCGGTGGTAGAACTTGTGTGGTTATGCCGAGGGGTTTTGGAAAGTCTATCTTGTCAAAGGCTGCAATTATGCATAAATTGTGCTTTTCCAATAAGGATAAACAAAATTTTGTTGCTTGGGTATCCGAGGAGCAGAGTCAGTCTATTGACCATTTAAAATATTTGAGGAATCATTTTGAGGTTAATAAAAAAATTAAATACTATTTTGGTAATATGGATGGTAGCAGTGTCGGAAAGCGTTGGACAGAGAAAGATATTGTTACCCCCAAGGGTGATAGGGTTATTGCCAAAGGAACTTCACAAAGACTTAGGGGTAGGTCTGAGGTAGATGTCCGGTACACAGGCATCATTTTAGACGACTTTGAATCCGAACTTAACACCAAGACACCAGAGCGTAGAGCTGAGATCAAGAAATGGATCGTATCTACGGTATACCCCGCACTGGAAGAAACTCCCGGTAATGAAGGTTGGATATGGTTATGCGGTACGATTGTTCACTTTGATAGCTTTTTACAGATGGTATGTGATGGTTATAAGAAAGCGGTTAAAGATAATAGAGATTATCCTTGGGACTTGGTATTCCATAGGGCGATTGAAGATGGAAAGTCTATTTGGGCAGAACAATTCTCTTTGGAAAAGCTCGATGGCAAGAAGCGAGAGTTCATTGAAGCAGGCTTGGTCAATAAGTTTGCACAGGAGTACATGAATGATGCGAGGGATATTTCCAATGCTGCATTTAAAATTGACAGAATCCAATACTACAACGGGCAGGTAGAAAACCGTCAAGGTTTTAACTACTTGATTGATGGTGAAGATGCCACGCCCCTTAATGTCTATATTGGCGTTGACCTCGCTGCAACAGCCTCTGAGACATCGGATTTTCAAGTCATTATGGTTATGGGTATTGATGCTAATGGAAATCGTTATGTGTTGGATTATTATCGTGAGCGTATACCTACCTTTGATATTCCTCCTAAGATCATTGAGTTTGCTAAGCGATTTTCCCCGGTTCGTAGGGTCACGATTGAAACGGTTGCTGCCCAAGAGATGGTTAGAGATATGGTCACAAGGCTTTCTACGAAAGAAAAAAGATTAATGCCCGGTATCTTCAAAGGGGTAAAACCTCCAGCTAGGGTAAAAAAAGAAGATAGGCTAGAAACAGCACTTGGTGCGATTGTCAATTCAAAGAAACTTTACATTCAAAGGCATATGACAGAATTAGTAGATGAACTATTTGAACATCCAAAGCCAAGACATGATGATTTAATGGATGGGCTCTACTATGCAGATTACTTTGCTAAGGCTCCAAAGAGTACAAAAACAAAACTAGAGAACTTACATAATGATAAATTAGATGACCGTAAGTTCGGAGTTAAAAAAGTTTATAACTGGATGACCGGATCAAGAGCATAATCATTATTGTTTTGTATTTTATTTTTTCGTAATCTATACTAAATTATAAATCCATATGCCAAAGTTTTCAAAAAGATCTAAAAGTAGACTTGCAACCTGCGATCCTCGCTTGCAAGAAATTTTCAATGAAGTAATCAAGTATGTAGATTGTTCCATCCTAGAAGGACATAGGAGCAAAGAAAGGCAAAACAAACTGTATGATGAAGGCAGGACTAAAGTACGTTACCCTAACGGTCGTCATAACTCTAACCCTTCTAAAGCCTGCGATGTTACTCCCTACCCTGTTAATTGGGATGACAGAGAGCGTCAAACTTTATTCGCAGGGTTCGTTATTGGTATGGCTCGCTCTATGGGTTATAAGCTGAGGTGGGGAGGAGACTGGGATATGGATTTTCACGTCATGGACAACCGCTTCGATGACTTTCCACATTTTGAGATAAGGGACTAATAATGCCAAACACAGATACAGTAACCGCCAAATTAACTCCGGGTGAATTTGTAATTAAAAAAAGTGCAGTAGATATTCTTGGAGTACCACTACTAAGAAAATTAAACAACCTACCAGATGAAGGTGGTCACGATAACATAGATAAGTTATTATCAATGGCTACCCTTGCAAATGCTAAGCCTATGATGGGTGGTGGTCTTACAACCCCTAATTACGAAGGTGGTGATATGGTTGGTTATGCTGGTGGTGGATATATGAAACCAAAAAAATACCAAGACGGTGGACAAGCTTTTGCTGAACCTGAAATAAGAAGAAACAATCCTAACTTAGGCATTAATCCTTATATGAGATACGCAATGCTAGAAGGTCATCCTATGCTAAATGATCCATTATATCATAAATCAGATGCTTTGGTTGACAGATTGATTCATGGTGGATCGGAGATGCGTGATATAATGCCATTTAAGGAACAAATCGCTTTTAAAGATTATGTAGAGTCTGGACAGGGAAATGCTAGAGATGAAATGTTGCTGAGAAAATTAACAAAAGCACTTCCAGCACCCTCAAGGGTAAAGCAAAAAGGGGCAGCTGATCTTGCAAATTTAAATTTTTTAGCTAAAAAAGGTTACGATATAGAATTACAAAAAGAAAACCAACCTATGGATGATTTACGAAAAGCTCAACGAGACAGAGATGATATTCTATTTAATATTTTAGATACTTCTAGTTTTTTTAATAAACAAAATGGTGGTATGATAGGCTATCAAGATGGTGGTGCAGTTCAAGATGATGCTATGATGGAGCAATTTTTACAGCAGCAACAAATGATGCAGCAACCGCAACAGGGTGGTAATGGATTTGTACCTTTTGACCAAAGACAGCCGGGTGCAGCGGCTAGTGGTAGTTGGGGAGAGCCCGGTGCTTATATGGAGTCTTTAAGAGCGAGTAGAGATAGTTTACAACAAGCAGCAGAACAAGCAAAGCTTGATAGTGCTCGTCAATCCTTAGAGGCTATTAAATTAGATTCTTTAATACGCTCATTAGGTAAGGAAGGAGAATCAATAGAGAGAAGACCAGAAGGTGGTGGGTATTTATTTAATGATTTACCTAGCGGTAGAGGGTTTATGAAAGAGGGCGAAGATAGAGGGTGGATATAGGTATATTACAATGTCAAAAATAGACAAAGACCCAAGAGCACTATATAATGAAGAACTACATCGCCAATGGAGAGACGCTCGTTCTGACTGGGATACGGAGTCTCGTAAAGATATTGATTTCTACCTTGGTAATCATTTTAGTGCAGAAGAGTCCGATGAGCTTTCCCAGAGAAATCAGGCAGATATACCGATGGACAGGATATCATCTGCTATTGAAAAATTTAAAGCAGTATTAACATCAAGAGCACCAGCATTTACAATCACTCCTAGAGAGGATTCAGATGTTCAGGTAGCTACATTATGGAGAACGATCATTGGTTATATCTGGCAGATATCTGATGGTGATTCCCAGATAAAACAAGCAATACATGATTATGCAACGACAGGTATTGGCTATCTATATGCTTATATTGATGGACAATCAGACTTCGGTAGAGGGGATGTAAAGTTCACTTATATTGACCCATTCAGGGTCTATACTTCGCCTTCATCCCGTGATCGCTGGTTTAGCGATTCTGACGGAATTATCTTGTCTACTATACTAACCGGTGAACAAGTGCTGAACCTCTACCCTGAATTAGGAGATCAAACAGATCCAGAAACTGGAGAAGTAATACCGGGTATTATTAATGATATATCTGGATTTAGTTATGACGATGAAGATTACCCTGCTTCTCAAAACAAAAATTCTATTACTGCTTTTACTCCATCTGATGTAAAGGATAAAGATTATTTTGAAGTTAAAAAGTATCAGATATTAGAAAGGTTTTATAAAGTCAAAGTTCCATTTTATCGCTTGATTGATATTCAAAGTCAAGAAGAATCTATTTTGTCTCCTGATGAGTATATGGAATTTGCGGAGCAAAATGCAGAAGTATTAGAAAGTGGAGCTTTTCAAGTAGTTGAGGTATTGCAAAACAGGGTGAAGGTTTGTGCTACTCTTGGAGAAATAGTTTTATATGAATCTATTTTAAATACAGATGAATATCCAATAGTCCCGTTGCCAAATGTTTGGACAGGCACTCCATATCCCAAGAGCGATGTCTCCCGTGCTAGACCAATGCAGCGACTTTTAAATAAGCTGTGGTCATCT